CCAGCTGCCTGTGGGCCCGTCCTGCGCGCGCCGCGCCGGCCTGATGGAGGCCGCCCGCCGGCGCCGAGGCGCGTTGCGCCTGCAGGTGCTGCCGCGCGGGCCGGCCGCTCAGGGCGACTGCCGCACCCTGGATCTGTTTGAGGAGGCCGCATGCCCGACATCCTGATGCGCGCCACATGGCACAACCCACAGCAAGGCGCGGAGCACTGCAAAAAACAGTTCCTGCCTTGGTGCGGCGAGCAACTGAAATCCGGCCGCCGGCTGGTGGTCGAGGCCCGGCTGTACGAGGACGCCAAGACCGACCGCCAGCGGCGCTATTACCACGGCGTGGTGCTCAAGACCATCGCGCAGCAGGCGCGCGGCGCCGACGGCCAAGCCTTCCCCATCCCTGTCTGGAAGGAGTATTTCCGCCAGGAGTACCTGGGTCACAAGACGGTCACCACCGTCAACCCGCTGACCGGCAAGAAGTCGCGCCGGCGCCAACGCATCAGCACGGAAGACCTGGGCGTGCGCGGCTACAGCGACCTCATCGACCGGGTGACGGCTTTCGCCGCGGCCGAGCTGGGCGTGGCCATGCCCATGCCGTTCGACGCCTGGGACGCGCTGCCGGTGGACCCCGAAACGGGCGAAATCATGGGAGCGCCAGCATGATCAGCCGCCTCACCATCGGCTACCGCTACTGGCACGTGCAGCGCGCGCCCTACGGCTGGCACCAAGTCGGCCGGGAGATGCTGTGCGTCATGGACGACTTCGGCATGCTGGTTCCCGCCGGAGGCGCCCGGTGATGCGCCGCACGCCCCTGCGCTCGCGCCCACGACCCCCTGGGCCGACGCCAGACCGCGACCAGCGCCTGGCCGCACGCGCCGAGCGTGTGATGGCCGAGGCTACGCCACGCGCCGCCGCCATGGCCCACGTGGCCGCGCCGGCCGCGCCCGTGCACAAGGAACGCCCCATCCGGTCGGAGACCTACCGCCGCGCCGTGGCCAGCCTGCCCTGCGTCATCTGCGGCGTGCCCGGCTACAGCCAGGCAGCACACGCCAACACCGGCAAGGGTGCAGGCATCAAGACCAGCGACCTGACGTGCTTCCCAGCATGCGCCGACCGCCCAGGCGTGCGCGGCTGCCACTCCAAGCTGGACCAGGGCGCGCTGTACCCGAAGCACATCCGCCAGCAGCTGGAGCAGGCTTGGGCCGCCGACACGCAGCGCCGGCTGCTGGCCATGGGTCTTTGGCCGAAAAATCTACCGCAACCGCAGGAACCATGAGCGCTGACAGCTATCAAAAAGGGAGCAAAAGACGATGACCACTGAGCACAAGACCATCCCCAGCACGCAGCGCATATACGACGCCGTGTGCGAGCTGCATGCCCTGGAGCAGGTGGTCACACGCGAGACGGTGGCAGAGCTGACCGGCCTGAAGCTGACCGTGGTGGACGACAGGCTGGGCGCCCTGGTGGACGACGACAAGATCAAGCGCGTGCTACGCGGCGTGTACGTTCCGGTGGAGCAGCACCCGCCCGCACGGCCCATCGCAAAGATGGTGCTACCTGACGGCACAGTGAAGATCGAGATCGGAGAGGAGGTGCTGACGCTGACCCCGAGGGAGGACCGAGCGCTGGCGTTGGTGCAGTCTGGCGCAGCCACCCAGGCCATCGCCATCGAGTCCTCGCGCCAGCAGTCCCTGGTGATGGCCGAGATGGCCGCCAAGCTCCAGAGGATCGAGCGGGAGTACGCGGCCCTGAAGGCGCACAGGGAGGATGCGCGCCAAATGGGCCTCGGCCTTCAACCTCTGGCCCCTGTATAGGGTTCGACGCAATCTCCCAAGGCCGGAACACTCCCGGCCATGGCCAAACCCGCAGCGGGCAAGACGCCCGCCGTACCGAACACTCCAACCGCCGCATCCGCGCCTGGCAACAAGGCAGCGGGCGCCTCTGCGCCCGAGCACGAAGTGCATGGTCTTGATCTTGACGCAGTAAGTGCGCTGCGCGATGAGATCCTTTGCTCGGGCGAAGCGCCGCACGGCGTAGAGAAGGACCTAGTGCGGCAATTTGTGGAATTGCACGAGTGCGGATACCACGATGACCTGATTCCGATGACGTCTGCAGACCTGCTGGTGTGCGAACAGTCGTTTCGATATGGCCGTGCCGACATCGTGGCTTACCACGCAGACGGAAGCGTGAGCATCATTGAGGCCAAGGACGGTGCCAAAGGCTATACGCACGTTGTCTCAGGGATCGGCCAAGCAACCTTGTATGCCGTTCAGGTCGGCTTATCGAAAGGCGCGGTGCGGCGTGTTCGCAGATGCCTGCTGTGGTCCAGCACCGGCGACCTATTCCTGGATAGCTTGATCGAGATCGCCTGCGAACAGGCAGGCGTCATTCCGCTACCTATGGCGAGCATGAAGGTGATGCAAGCCACGCGCGCCGCCGTGTCACGGCTGATGGCGGAGGCATCGCGATGAGTGCCCGCAAACGCGTTGACTACGACCGCATCGAAGCTGGCTGGCGCGCTGGGCTGCTAAGCCCCAGGCAGCTTGCCGCGGCCTACGCTGAGGAAACCGGGGACAAGGTTTCCCACACGGCGATCATCAAACACTTCACGTCTCGGGACATTCCTCGCGACTTGGCTGCCAAGATACATGCCAAGGCGGAGGCCATGGTTACGGAGGCCATGGTTACGGGCGAGGTTACGCCAAACACCAAGATCCCCGAGAAGCGCATCGTTGATGAGGGCGCGACCATCGTTGCCGATGTGAAGCTGGCGCACCGGCGCGACATCCACCGCAAGCGTGCCATCGTCGGGCGCCTCATGGATGAGCTGGAGCGCCAGATTGGCCCCGAAACTGCCGTGCTGCTGGACGAGCTGGGCGACATGCTGCGCAATCCCGACGATGCCGGCCAGGACAAGCTCAACGACCTGTACCGCAAGATCATCAGCCTGCCCGAACGCGCGAAGACCGCCAAGCTGTTGGCCGAGACGCTGCGCATCACCGTGGACATGGAGCGCCAGGCCTTCGGCATGGACGCGAAGAACCCGGCCGGCGAGGGCGCGCAGGGCACGCGCGACATGACGGATGCCGAGCGCGCCGTGCGCGTGGCGGCCGTGCTCAACGGCGGCGGTGCACCTGCGTTGCTGGAAGCGCTGCGCGCACGCAGGAGCGGCGCGTGAGCGACCTGACCACCGCCGAGGTGATGGAACTGCTCAAGGGGCTGGAGCCGAGCGTGCGCGCCGAGCTTGACGCTCTGCTGCTTGCGGGCGACGCGCCGCTGTGGGTGCCCCAGCCAGGCCCGCAGACCCTGGCCATGCAGTCCGAGGCCGACATTGTGTTCTATGGCGGTGCTGCCGGCGGCGGCAAGACCGACCTGCTGCTGGGCTTGTGCCTGACCGAGCAGCAGCACAGCATCATCTTCCGGCGCCAGGCCGTCCAGCTGACAGGCATCGAGGAGCGCATGGCCAAGATCCTGGGCACGCGCGACGGCTACAACAGCCAGGACGGTATCTGGCGTCTGCCCGGCGGCCGTGTGATGGAGCTGGGCAGCGTCAAGGAGCCCGGCGACTGGATTAAGTACCAGGGCCGGGCGCACGACCTCAAGGGCTTTGACGAGATCTGCCACTTCACTGAGCTGCAGTTTCGCTCGCTGATCGGCTGGCTGCGCACGGATAACCCCAAAATCCGCCAGCGCGTGGTATGCGCGGGCAATCCACCGACTGATCCCGAAGGCGAATGGGTCAAGCGCTTCTGGGCGCCCTGGCTGGAGCCGAGCCACCCCAACCCGGCAAAGCCGGGCGAGCTGCGCTGGTTCGTGACGAACGAAAAGGGTGAGGACCAAGAGGTGCCCGGCCCTGAGCCGGTGATGGTGGGCGACGACCTGGTGCGCCCCAAGAGTCGCACCTTCATCCCCTCCAGCGTCAACGACAACCTGTTCCTGCTGTCCACGGGCTACAAGGCCACCCTGCAGGCGCTGCCCGAGCCGCTGCGCTCCAAAATGCTGTCGGGCGACTTCAACGCGGGCGCGTCCGACCCCGCCTGGCAGGTCATCCCCACCGAATGGGCGAAGGCCGCCCAGGCGCGCTGGAAGGAGCGAGAAGCCAAGGGCGCCATGACGGCCATGGGATTCGACCCCGCGCGCGGAGGCATCGACAAGAGTTGCCTGGCGCCGCGACACGGAAACTGGTTCGACCGGTTGATCTCGGCTCCAGGCGCCGTCACCAAGGACGGGCCCACCGCGGCCGCCTTCGTGGTGCCCTATGTGCGCGATGGCGCCCCCATCTGCGTGGACTCCATCGGCATCGGCTCCAGCGCGCTGGACTTCATGGTGGGGCTGAACCTGCACGTGTTCGCGGTGAATGCCGCCGAAGGTTCCACGGCCATGACCAAGGCCGGGAACCTGCGGTTCCGCAACCGGCGCGCCGAGATGTACTGGCGGCTGCGCGAGGCGCTGGACCCGACGGCTCCCGATCCGATTGCGCTACCGCCAGACCCTGAGCTGCTGGCTGACCTGACTGCCGTTCGCTACAAGGTCGTGACCATGGGCCGGCTGGCCGCCCTGCAGATGCTCAGCAAGGACGACATCCGCGAAACCCTTGGCCGCAGCCCTGACAAAGGCGATGCGGTGGCCATGACGTTCGTGGAAGGGGTGCCTGCGGCGGGCGCCCACCGCGGCCACTACGAAGAACCCGAAGCGCCCGACTGGCGCATGTGAGGCCCCATGCGATACCTCAAGCCCCCCGCCAACGCCGACCTGGGCCAGACCCTGACCCTGCACGAGTTCGCCGCCATCGTTGACGAGGCCATCGACCAGCCGCCCTGGCGCGCCCAGGCCGACATTGAGGCCGACTACGTGGATGGCAACCAGCTTGATTCCGGATTGCTGCAGCGGCTCAAGGCCATCGGCGTGCCGCCGGCCAAGGAAAACGTGATCGGTCCCGCCATCGCGGCGGTGTGCGGCTACGAGGCCAAGACCCGCACGGACTGGCGCGTGACGCCCGACGGCGACCCCGGTGGACAGGACGTGGCCGACGCACTGAACTACCGCATCAACCAGGCCGAGCGCCATTCCAAGGCCGACGTGGCCATGAGCGAGGCTTTCCGACCGCAGGCCAGCGTGGGCCTGGGCTGGGTGGAGGTGTCGCGCTCCAGCGACCCCTTCGGTTATGGCAAGCGCTGCCGCTACGTGCATCGCAATGAGATCTTCTGGGACCTGCGCGCCAGGGAGCGCGATCTGAGCGACGCGGGCTGGCTGTTGCGAGAGCGCTTCATCAAGAAGGCGCGCGTGGCCGCAGCCTTTCCGGAGCATGCGCAGCTGATCGGCCAGGCGGAGGCGGCCAGCGGCATGGGCGGCTATGGCGGCTACGTGGTGGAGGGCGGTGTCTCGACGGGCCTGGTGGCAGGCATGGATGCCAGCCGCGCCTGGACTAGCCGGGAGCAGGCCTGGTACCGCAAGGAATCCGACGAGGTGTGCCTGGTGGAGCTGTGGTACCGCCGATGGGTTAATGCGGTGGTGCTCAAGCTGCGCGGCGGTCGCGTCGTGGAGTTCGACATGGCCAATTCCATGCACCAGGCGGCTGTGGCCAGCGGCCAGGGCTTCTTGCAGCGCACAACGGTGGCGCGGGTGCGCCGCAGCTACTGGATGGGTCCGTACTGCCTGCACGACAGCGAGAGCCCGTATCCGCACCCCTATTTCCCCTACGTGCCGTTCTGGGGCTACCGCGAGGACATGACGGGCGTGCCTTTCGGCCTGGTGCGCGACATGATCTTTCCGCAGGACAACCTGAACAGCACGCTGGCCAAGCTGCGCTGGGGATTGGCCGCCACGAGGACGGAGCGTACCAAGGGCGCAGTGGCCATGAGCGACGAGCAGTTCCGCCGCCAGGTGGCGCGGCCGGATGCGGACATCATCTTGGATGCGGAGCACTTCCGCAGCAATCAGGGCGCGCGCTTCGAGGTCAAGCGCGACTTCCAGCTCAACAGCCAGCAGTTTCAGCTGATGGCTGACAGCCGCGCCGCGCTGGAGCGGGTCAGCGGCGTCACGGCCGCACTGCAGGGCCGTCAGGGCACGGCCCGCTCGGGGCTGCAGGAGCAGACCCAGCTGGAGCAGTCCCAGACCAGCATTGCCGACCTGATGGACAACTTCAAGGAGTCCCGCGCCCTGGTGGGCGAGATGCTGCTGGCCATGGAGATCGAGGATCTGGGCGCCGAAGAGTCCACCATCGTCATCGAGGGCGATGTGCTCAACCCGCCGCGCACGGTGGTGCTGAACCACCCCGAGGTCGATCCCGAGACGGGCATCCCGTACCTGAGCAACGACGTGCAGCGCACCCGGCTGAAGGTGGCGCTGGAGGATGTGCCCAGCACCAGCAGCTTCCGCGCGCAGCAGCTCAACGCGCTGTCGGAAGCCGCTAAGGCCATGCCGGCGGAAATCCAGACCGTGGTGCTGCCGTTCCTGATCGACCTCATGGACTTGCCGCGCAAGAAGCAGGTGGTGGAGGCCATCCGCACCGCGCAGGCGGGCGCGCAGGCCGATCCCGAGGCCATCCGCGAACAGGTCAAGCAGGAGCTGATGCACGACCTCAAGGAGCGCGAGCTGGCGCTGAAGGAGCGCGTCGGCGACGCCCAGATCGAGAAGCTGGTGCGCGAGGCAGTGCAGGTGGGCGTGCAGTCTGCGTTCTCGGCCATGCAGGCCGGCGCCCAAGTGGCGCAGATGCCGATGATCGCGCCTGTGGCCGACGCCATCATGCAGGGGCAGGGATGGCAGCGTCCGGCCGCCGGAGATGACCCGAACTTCCCGACAGCTGACGTGCAGGCTGCGGTGCAGATGAAGGAGCCCTACCTGCAGGGCCAGGGCCGGCCGGGCGAGGAGGGCGCCGCAGCGGTGCGCAAGAACACCAGCCCGCAGTTTCCGCCGGTGCCGCAGGAGCCGGGCACAGGGCAGCGCGGCATCGAGACATCGGACGCTGGCGACAACTTGCCAGCCTGATCGGCCGCCGCCCGGTATAGGGCGGGACTTCCCCTCTGTGGCCCCGGACACTGCATCCACCTGCTCGTGAGAGCCGGATTCCCACCGACGGAGAGTGTGACGGCCAGGGCTTCGGCCCTGGCCCGATCCTCACAACGGTGTGCCCACCAACAGACCTGGCCGGAGGCCGGGACATGGAGCACAGATTGACCAACGAAGCACAGCAACTGCTCGATGCGGCGTTCGCCGGCAAGCTGGATCTGGACGCGGACGCGAGCCAGGCCACGCAAGCGGCGGCTGCCGAAGCAAGCATTGCCAGCCCATCAGCCGACCAGACAACCACCGCCGCTGCTGCCGACACGCAGGCCGGTGCCGCCGCAGCTCAGGATGACGAGCCCGCAGGTGCGCCGATTGCCAGCAAGTCCGGCGCGTACACGATCCCCTACGAGAAGCTGACCCAGGCGCGCCAGGAGCGCGACACCCTCAAGGCCGAGAACGAACAGCTCAAGGCGCGGGTGACGCAGCTGACCGCTGACCAGGCGAACAACATCGCTGCCGCCCAAGAGCAGGCGCAGGCCCGTGCGGATGCCGGCCAAGCGCCCACCGAGGCGGACAAGAACCTTGCCGTGGCCCAGGCCGCGGCCGCGCAGGGCGTGGATATGGCCCTGTTCGGGGACTTCAGCGAGGAGGAAATCGCCAAGGGCGTAGCGGCCCTGGTGGAGCAGCGCGCCACCGCGCTGGTGGACGCGAAGCTCAAGGACGCCCTGGCGCCCCTGCAGCAGCGCGACGCCCGCAGCACGGCCGATGCCCACCGGGCGGCGATCTACGACGCGCACAAGGACGCGGACGAGATTTACGAGTCGGGCGAGTTCAAGAAGTGGGTCAGCGAGCAGCCGGGCTTTGCGCGTGCCGCCATTGAGCACGCGCTGGATGGCGGCGAGGCGCCGCAGGTGATCGAGGTGTTCTCAGCCTTCAAGGCAGCTGTGGGCAAGCCCGCGGCGCATGAGGCCGTGGCCAAGGCGCTGGATGCCGCCCGCGTGCAGCCGCCGGCCAGCCTGTCGGAGCTGCCGGGCGCTGCCAGCACCAGCGATACCGAGCGCGTCGCGCAGCTGGCGGGCGATCCCGCGAAGTTGCTGGACTTCATGGCCGGTTTGAGCCCTGACAAGCAAAACCGGCTGATGAACAGCGTGGTGTAGCAGCCGCGCGAAACGAAACCCGGGCCACCTCGTGACGAGGCAGCCCCATCCCAACGAAGGAGGACGCCATGTCCAAGACCGCAGTGGGCGCCGGTTCGCCGAACGCCCAGTTTGTCCAGGCCGCGGGCCTGTTCGCGCAGTCCATGCAGCGCAATTCCACGCTCAACCGCATGGTCGGCAAGATGCCCTCCAGCGAGGGCGAGGTCAACCAGGTGCTGCGCAAGCAAACCAGCACCGACATGCCCATCGTGCGCACGGTGGACCTGAACCGCGGCAAGGGCGACGAGGTGGAGTTCCACTTCGTGCAGCCCGTGGGCGCCTACCCGATCATGGGTTCGCGCCAGGCCGAGGGCAAGGGCACCGGCATCACGCTGGACAAGGCCCGGGTGCGCGTGAACCAGGCGCGCTTCCCCGTGGACGTGGGCGACACCATGACGGATCTGCGCTCGCCCGTGGACTTCCGCAAGGTGGGTCGTCCCATCGCCCAGTCGCTGATGGATGCCTATCAGGACCAGTCCATGCTGGTGCACCTGGCCGGCGCGCGCGGCTACCACGACAACATCGAGTGGCGCCTGCCCACGGCGGACCACCCCGACTTTGCCGAGATGGCCATCAATGAGGTGAAGGCGCCTACGGCCAACCGCCACTTCCTGGCCGACGGCGACGCCATCAAGCCCTTCGCGGTTAACGCCGGCGAGGTGGACCTGGCGAGCACCGACCGCCTGGACATGGACGTCGTGGACAGCATCCGCACGGTGATCGAGTCCATCGCGCTTCCGCCGCCGGCAATCAAGATCCCCGGCGACAAGGTGGCCGATGACTCGCCGCTGCGCTGTCTGCTGGTCTCGCCCGCGCAGTACCACTCCTTCGCTCAGGACCCGAACTTCCGGCAGTTCCAGGCGAATGCCATGGCGCGCGCCAGCAAGGCCGAGAACCACCCGCTGTTCCTGGGCGAGGTGGGCCTGTGGAACGGCGTGCTGATCTGCAAGATGCCCAAGCCGATCCGCTTCTATGCCGGCGACACCATCCGCTACTGCGCCAGCAAGACCAGCGAGACCGAGAGCACCTGCGTGGTGCCCGCCGGCTTCGGCACCACCCATGCGGTGGACCGCTCGCTGCTGCTGGGCGGCCAGGCGCTGGCCCAGGCCTTCGCGGCCTCGCGCCACGGCGGCATGCCCTTCTTCTGGAAGGAGAAGGACTTCGACCATGGCGACAAGATGGAGCTGCTGATCGGCGCCATCCAAGGCCTGGCAAAGGTCCGCTGGCTCGTGGACCAGGGCAACGGCGCGAAGCACTACACCGACCACGGCGCCATCGCCATCGACACGGCCGTGCCGATCATCGGCGCCCGCCAGTAAGCCGTGAGACCCCAGGCCGCCCAGCGCGGCCTGGACTCATCCACGCATTCCAAATTCTGAAAACGGAGGCTGACATGGCCACGATCACCAAGAAGTCAAATCCCCGCGTCAACGTGGGCTCGACACCCTGGGGCAATGCCCACGGTCTGCAGTACACGCTGCAGACCGCATCCAACGGCGGCGCATGCGGCGCGGACACGGGCGCCCCCATCGCTTCCGGCGACAAGGTGCGCCTGGGTGTCATCCCGGCCGGCTCCACGCTGCTGGACAGCCAGGCCATCGTCTCCACGGCCATGACGGCGGCGGTGGTGGGCGACCTGGGCTTCGAGTACGTGGACGGCGTGGACGACACCAAGGTGCCGCAGGACGCCGACTACTTCGGCGCTGCCCTGGCGCTCAACGCCACCGGCCGGCTGCGCAACGCCACCACCAATGCGCCGGTCACGCTGCCCAAGGACGCCTGGCTGGTGCTGACCACCGGTGGCGCGGCCAACGCCAAGGCATCCCGGGTGGATGTGTTGCTGACCGTGGCGTCGGAAGGCACGGCCTGACCACCGCCCACCCCTGACAAGCAAGCCGGCATGGCCGGCTTGTTTTCCATCCACCCCGAGGAATCCGCCATGAATCTCACCCGCATCACCTACCACGGCCGCAAGGCCTACCGCGACAAGCTGTCGGCCAACACCTGGGAGCCTGGGGACACCAAGCTGGTGACCGCCGAGCAGGCCGCCAAGCTGCTGCGCTTTGCCGAGTTCGGCCCCGCCGACCGTGCGGGCGTCAAGCCCTCTGCCAAGGGCAAGAAGGACGAGCAGCCGTCCCAGGACGTCAGCACGACCGAGCAGGCCGATCCCGAGGTGGAGGCCGCCATGCTGCGCCAGCAGGAAGCCGAGCGCACAAAGGAGCAGGAGCGCCAGCAGCTGGAGTCCATGCTGCTGACGGTGGAGGCCATGGACAAGGCCGCCCTGGAGGAGTACGCCCGCAAGTACGAGGTGGAGCTGGACAAGCGCCTGGGCGTGGCCAAGCTGCGCGCCGAGGTGTCCACCCTGATCGAGCAGTTCGGGGTGCGCTGACATGACGCTGCAGCAGCTGATCGCGCGCTTTCGCATCGAGGCTGATGACCTGGTGGCCACGCCCTACCTGTGGCAGCCCGACTGGCTGGTGGGCTGGTTCAACGAGGCGCAGCAGGAGGCGGCGGTGCGCGCGCGGCTGCTCTTGGACGACTACACCGAGAGCGTGTGCCAGATCGAGGTGGAGCCCGACCGCGCCCATTACGGGCTGCACGCCAAGGTCTACGAGATCGCGCACCTGCAACTCGAGTGCACCGGCCGGCCGTGCGAGCCGAAGCTCGTCACGCGCGAGTGGCTGGACCGGGCTGAGCCGCGCTGGCGTGAGCTGGCGGCTGGCGCGCCGCGCTGGGCCATTCAGACGGACACGCGCCTGCGCCTGGTGCCCGCGCCGCGCGAGGCGGGGCTGTTGCGCCTGGAGGCCTACCGCCTGCCGCTGAAAGACATGGCGCAGGACGGCGACAAGCCCGAGATCCACGAGGCCCACCACCTGTACCTGGTGCAGTGGGTGCTGTACCGCGCCTTTGGCAAACCGGATGCCGACGCGCACGACCCGGTGCGCTCGGGGCTGGCCCTGGACGCCTTCGAGGGCTACTTCGGGCGCCGGCCCGACGCCGACCTGCGCCGCGGCACGCGCCACGACGAGGTGCAGGCCAACGTGAGCATTTTCTGAGGACACGCCATGTTCGGATTCCATCCCGAGAAGGTCAAAGACCAGCCGCGCGAGCCCGCGCCCAAGCTGGGTTTCAAGCCGCGCCCACGTGCCCAGGCCGAGGCGGCCGAATTGCCAGCCTCCACCACTTCCGGCCGGGGATTCCGCCCTGGTATGGGTCAGGAGGCCGAGGTGCCCCGCGTGCCGCTGGGCTTTCGCCCGGGTATGCAGGCGCCGGCCGCCACCGATGCGCTGCCGGGCCTGGGTTTTCAGCCGCGCTCTGCAGCCGAGGCCCAGGCCTTGAACCGGGCGCCCGACAGCATCCCCGTCATGGCCAAGCCGGGCGAGTTCGTACTGCCGCCCGACACCGTGCACGCCATGGGCGGTGCAGAGGCGGTGCAGGGCATGGTGGATGCCACACACACGCCGGCGCCTGATGCCGCCCTGGTGCCGCGCGGGTTCAAGCCACGGGCGTTCTTCGCGCAGGGCGGGGCGGTGGAGGAGCGCACCCGTCCCAACAGCTTCGGCGACGCCGCAGCCGCTACGCGCGACAGCGCGGTGTCGCAGATCCCTACGGGCGGGCTGAAGGCGCCGGCGGCCGATGGCTCGCAGGGCAACCCTCTGAACAGCGATCTGGGGCGCAATGTGGCGAACACGCTCTCGGCGTTGCCTGGTGCAGCTGCCGTGCCGGGCGCGGCTGCCGCTGTCGGCGGCATGGCCGCCCGCGCGCTGGGTGCGTCTGCCCCGGCCGTGACGGCGCTGGGGCGGACAGCGCAAACGGCGGCGCCTTATGCACCGGTGGCCGGTGGTGCGGCAGCGTTGCATTCGGCCGCCGGCGCCAGCAGCCCGGCTGCCCCCGCCGCGCCGGCCGGCAACACCGCGCCTCAGCGCCTGGCCGCAGGGATGCAGGCACCCCCTGCTGCAGCGCAGCCGCCGGCCGCCGCATCGGTCGCGCCGCCGTCCACCACCGCACCCGCGCCGAACCAGGTCGCACAGGGCGTGTTCAACCATGGCCGCGGCCAGTACAGCGACCGCCCGGACGGCATGGGCATGCCCAGCACGTTCACAGGCCAGCCCACGGAGCAGAATCTGGCCCGCGCCGAGAACTTGGCGGGCGGCTTCCGGCCCGGTATGGGCGCGGAGGTGCCGCAGGCCGGGGCTGGCCTGGGATTCCGTCCGGGCATGGGCGCGCAGCCCAGCGGTCCGGCGCCGCGGCTGGGCTTTGGGCCTGGATCGGAGCTGGCGCGCCTGGAAGCGCAGGCCGCGCAGCCCGGCTTCTCTGGCGTGATCGGCCAGCAGTCCGGCAACGGCAACATGTGGTCGCGCTCAGCTGAGCAGCAGCGGCGCGACGCCGAGGTGCAGGCCAGTTCCATCCACCGGCCCACAGCGGCCGGCGGCGCCAACGCGTTGCGCGCGCTGGACGCCCAGGACCTGGCCAACGTCCGCGCGCAAGGCGACATCCAGCAGGAGGCCATGCGCCAGGCTGGCGGGTTGCAGCGCGAGGGCATGCAGCAGCAGGGCGCGAACGCGCGCGCGGCCATGGGCGCCGCCGTGGACCAGCAGCGCGTAGGCATCGAGGGGCGCAAGGCCGATGGGCAGATTGAGGCCCAGGGCTACCAGAACCGCATGGCCCAGCAGCAGGAGCAGCTACGCAACGTGCTGGCCGATCCGAAGGCGCCGATCACGCAGAAGCTGCAGGCCCAGCGCACGCTGCGGGCGATGGCGGGGCAGGCCGAGGAGGACCGCTGGAAGGCCGTGGCGCTGCAGGGCGGTACCGACGCCCAGGGCAACAAGACCGAGAGCATCCTGGGGGCCGTGAACGAGCGGACAGGGGAGATGAAGCGGATGGAGGCGGGGCAGGGTGGGGCGCGGTCCGGTCCTGTGTCAATCACCAATGACGATGCAGGCAGACAAGCATTTGCAGCGCTGCCGAGCGGCGCCGAATTCGTTGGCCCTGACGGGAGAACCTATCGCAAGGGTTAACGGACGAGCGTGGAGCCTTTTTTCCACCACTCATCGTCATTTGAAGGCGCCGGCTGCGGCGCCGGCCTCGCTCTCTGCTCCACGGTCGCCACCTCTCGCACGCTCGCCGCCGAGAACGCGAAGATGGCCCCGATGCACAGCGGAAGCATGAGCACGCCGATGGCGATGGCCGTTTTGTTGGTGCGGGTGCGGCCTTCCTTGTCGCTGGGCCACTTCAGGAAGGCCAGGATCCATAGAGCCAGGATGCCCACCATCGGCACCAGCATGAGCAAGGCCCAGGCGCCGCTAAAGCCCGCGCGCTGGAAGATGCGCCAGGCCGGCACGATCAGCAGCGCCAGCAGCGGCACGACCATCAGCAAGACGACGAGCCAGTGGATCAGGCTGAATGTGCCCATGGCGTTCCCCTCCTGGCGGGGAATGTAGCAGGGCATTGAACCGGAGCTCACCAACCCTACATGGGGTGTCTGGTGGTGTCCTACGTAGTCTGAGTAGGGACAGAGTTGAACTAAAGCAGCTAGAATTGTTGGCTAAGCTGGATGTACGTACAGTAGTTTTGAAGAAAGGAGGTTGCTATGGCTTATTCTGCTTATGCCGTTGCGAACGCTTTTATTCAACGAGCCTCAGAGCGGGGGATTGCTGACTTAAGTCCGATGAAGCTGCAGAAGCTCATGTACTTTGCTCACGCTTGGCATTTGAAAATTCGTGAGCAACCACTGCTTGATGACAGTTTCGCTCGCTGGCAGCACGGTCCAGTGATTCCTGCGATATATCACGAGTTCAAAGCTTTCGGGTATCGACCTATTACGCGTAAGGCAACGACCTTGGGGGCTTTCAGTCGCAGCGGGGACAACGTTCCCACCATTCCTGTGAGCGATACTAGTTCCTGGAATCTGATTGATGCAATCTTGTCTAGGTATGGTTCCATCGACGCACCGACATTGTCTGAAATGACCCATCTTCCTAATTCTGCTTGGGCCAAGAATGGGCCTGACGGTACCCCCATTACTACGGAAGAGATTATCCAAGACAGCACCATTCAATGATTGGGTGGGAAGTCGATAGACCCCCAGCAGTGGGGGCCTCGGATATCAAAAACTGGGATGAGGAGATCAACAAAAAGGCGGGTCAGCTGCCGCCTAGGCGTTCATCCCAGCACAGCGAAGCAAGGGTTGACGAGCCTCCTGAAGGAGCGTCGCTAGATGAGGTAAATAAAGAAACCGCTGCTGACATGCGGCACAACCGCGGCTTGCGAGAGATCTATGCCGATAAGTCGTACCAGCTTGCCTTCAGCTGCCTGTGGGGATGGGCAGGTATGCTGCTCGCGATGGGGGTGGTAAATGGTGTTCGCGGAAAAGAGCTTTGGAGTGACCAGGTCATTATTGCCGTAACTACTGGAGTTACCGTCAGTGTTCTCGCGGCATTTCTAGGCGTCATTCGCGGCCTTTTTGGGGGCGGATCTCATAACGGCAACGGAAAGACCAAACAGTAGATTGCGAAGCCCGCCCAGTGCGGGCTTCCTCGTTTCTGGGGCAGCACCCCTGTAGGGTTTGGAGCTTCTGGCTTGAAACGCGACCCTTGAGGAATGAAATCCTCTACTACCCTTCCTTGTCCTTTGTGCCATCAGCCAGCTGAGGCTTTCTCGGAGCAGTACGCAAGTTGGACCCATTTCATTTGCCCCGGGTGTCGTGAAATCAAGGTGAGCGCGCTGGTGATGGATCGCCTTCGCGCTGAGCCAAATGATGTTCGCGCAGAGGTCTCTGCGCAGGCGCGCACGCTGAAGGGCGGCGAGTATTTGCGAATCGGCAAGGCAGATGGGGCGTCGATTGTGCCGCCTGGACACTCCCCCTGGAATGCTGAGGTACGCCGCCACCCCCTATAGGGTTTGGCAACAGTCTTGACATGAAAAGAATAGGTGACCTTGTCCACTTCGTTCAAGGAGCACCCCATGGCTTGGGCTGTCCCACCGCTGTCTCACGAGACCCGCGAAACTCTCTCCACCCGCGAGGCCGCCTTTCATCTGCGCCGCTCGCCCGCCACGCTGCACGCCTGGTCCTGCGGTGCGCGCAACGCCCCCATCCAGCCCGTGCGCGAGGGCGGGCTGCTGCGCTGGCGCGTGGCCGACATCAAGAATCTGCTGGGGGAGGGCTGAGCCATGAGCGCCAAGACCAACCCCCTGACCATCGTGGCTTTGTTTGACGGCGAGCCGCTTGCGGCGTCGGATGCCCTGGCGGCAGGCGTGCGACACTCGCACGAGAGCGTCATCAAGCTGGTGCGCAAGCATCAACCCAGCCTGGAGCGATTCGGCCCTCTCAGATTTGAAATCCGAAAGGGGGCGCCGCTGCCCAGGGCGGCTTCGCCAAGGCCACGGAGCTCGCGCTGCTCAACGAGCAGCAGGCTACGCTCTTGATCTCGATGATGCGCAACACGCCTGTGGTGGTCGAGTGCAAGGTGCGTCTGGTCGAGGAGTTCTTCAGGATGCGTGACGCCCTGCGCCAGCGTGCTCAGGGCCTGTGGCAGCAGATGCAGGCGCTGATCGCCCAGGAGGTGGAGTCGAAGATCAAGGCCACCTTCGGCTCGCGCCTGATGCTGGACCGCAAGCGCGAGATTCCGTTCTTTGAGTCGGAACATCAACGGCTGGAGGCGGAGATTCAGCCTGCGCTGCCGCTGTTCCACTGACCGGGCAATGTCAGGCAGCTTCGCCTTCTTCGCGCCTTTCCCTGGCAGCTTCGACCTGCCTGGGAAGGGTGTAGAGGTACGTCAGCAGGAAGTAGGTCAGGTGATGCATCTGGTCGGTGGTGTCCTGCGTGGCGTCCTCATCGCCGTGCAACGCTTCGTTGCCATCCAGGCGCAGTTCGTGCGCCCACTTCTGGATGTCTGGCGTGATGCGGTGCTCCGCTGCGAGCTTGTCGATGCGCTTTTCAAGCTTCCAGGCTTCCACGTCAGGCGCGAACTCTTTCAGTGCCAGTTCCATGCAGCGGCGGTAGGCGCCGCACGCTGGGTTCCAGAGTTGGGCACGACGCGCCTTAAGCGCATCAACATAGGCCCGCGCCACTCGCTCTGGCACGCTGGCCGGAGCATCCACTGGTTGTGGCGCCGGCCATGTCTGCAAAAGAAAAGTACCGTCGAGTTTTCCGATATCACCCGCGTGTGCCTCTAAGTCACGCGAGTTGTAACGACTTTGATAGTCCTGGAGCACTGGCTGCTGGCAGCTATTGCAAATGGCCAGTACCGCATAGCGCTTGGGAGGCTCGTGCAGCGTCACAGCCCTAACCACAAAAGTCATTTTTTCTGCGCCGCAATGCGGACACGTCATCACCACCACTGCCATGAACACCTCTCAAAAATCAATTGTTCTTGACGATCGGCGCATCACGGAAGCACTGGCAATGAAGGATTCCTTCCGTCTGCAGCGCCTGGTCGACCTCTACCGCGCATCGTATGACAAGGATTCCTTCGTAGGCGCGCTGGCCGTTAGGCTGATGCTGGAGCACGACAGGCGTGCGCTCGCGGTAAAACCTGAGTTCAGCGGGCTGGGGGATCTACAGGCCCCCTATAGGGTCCGACGCCTATAGGTGAGGCAGCCTTCCTGCGGCGATGGCGCAACAAAAAGCCCGCAGAAGCGGGCTTTGTCATTGCTGGAGGGACCTATCGCCCGGAGTGCTGGGCAACGTACTCCTTGAGCACGCCATCCATCCTGGCCTGCCACCCTTCGCCAGTGCCCCGGAAGTAGTCCACCACCTCCGGGCTGTAGCGCACGGACAGGAGAACCTTCGGTGCAGCCGACTTCGGCCGCCCACCTCTGTTGACCTTGGCGCGGGCCAGCATGTCATCCGTCAGCTCCGGCAGCTCGTCATATTCCGAGGCGCCGATCCGGTGGGCGTCGACCTTGGCCAGGTCAGAGCCCAAGGAGTGCGCCGATGCGGTTTTGCTCGCGTTCATTGGCTTTCCTCATGCTGAAGACGTGGCGGGCCTCGCCACGAGGGGTGTAGCCGACAACCACCATGCGCCCGGCCAGCAGGCCGTAGCAAATGATTCGGGTTTCACCATAGTCTTGCCGCGTGTCCTCGACCTCCACGGTGTCGCCCTCGAAGACGAAGGTGGCATCCGCGAAATCCAGCCCGCGCTCCATCAGCGTCCTGTCGCGCTTGGCCGGGGCGAAGGTCACTTGCATGGTGTTATTGTAGCTACATAAACACAGGGAGAAAAGGGGATGTGCGTGTCGCTGCCGGATCGCCCCCTATAGGGTTTGGCTGGGGCCGTCCTCCTGGGAAGACTGGGGGGATGGCACAAGACAACGAATGGTGGAAGCAGGGCGCCACGACGGTTGAGTCCGCAAAACCTGCTGGTGATTGGTGGAAACAGGGCGCGACAACAGTGGAGCCGCCCTCCCGCTCCATCGGCACCGCCCTCAACGACACCGCCATCGAAGTCGCCAACGCTGCCGCTGGCGGCGTCTCCTCGGCCGCCAACTTCGTGAAGCCCGGGAATGCGGCTTCCAAGTGGATCGACAAGAACTTCATCGAGGCGGGCGAAGCCAAGCAGTCTGACGTGGTGAAGGCCGAGAAGCAGCGCCTGAGCCAGGGCCTGGCCGATGCCGAGGGGATCGGCGATGAGGTGGCGGCCGTGGGCCGGTACATCGTGGACAACCCCGCGCTGGCCGCAGCGCAGGCGGTCGGTTCCTTCGTCGGGCCCGGCCTGGCCGTGAAGGGCGCCCAGGTGGGTGCGCGCGCACTGGGCGCGGCCGGCAAGGCAGTGGAGCGCGCAGGTCGCGCTGGCGGCGTGGCGGCTGGGGCCGCGATGGCCGGCGGCGACGCGGCGGGCTCGGCCTACGACCTGGCCAGCAAGGCCGGAGCCTCGGAGGATCAGGCGGTGGCGGCCGGCCGGCAGGCGAGCGTGATCCCTGCCGTGGTAGGTGGCATCGGTGGCGCGTTCGGCGCCGAGAAGCTGCTGGCCGGCGCCAAGGGTTTCGCGGGCGGCACAGCGGCGCGCGCGCTCAAGACCGGCGCATCGGAAGCGCTGCAGGAAGGTATCGAGGAAGGCGTGACCCAGTACGAGGGTCAGCGCGCAGCCGTGCCCTACGACCCGAGCATTGACCCGTCCAAGGGCGTGGCCGGCGCGGCCGCCATGGGCGCGGCGCTGGGCGGCATCACGGGCGCTGGGATGGGCGCTTTCGATGGCATCCAGGAGGGCCGGCGCCAGCAGGGCAGAGACCCGCTCTCGGACAGCGTGGCCGCAGCACCGGCCGCCCCCGCTGACGCGCAGGCCGAAGCCGAGGGTGCACCAGGGCCTGCCGAGGCGCCGCCCCAAGCGGCCGGCGTCTTTGCGACCGGCGTGCCGCCCACCCTGGACGCTGACGCCCTGCAGCGCGCCGGCGTGACGCCGCCCGCCGTGCTCGACACGGGCCGCCTGGATGCGGCCCTGGCCGACGAACAGGATGTCACCAGCGCCACTGGCGCTGCTGAGCCGCAGGTGTTGCACGAACAGGCCCAGGCCGAAGCAGGGGCCGCGACGCGCGCGCAGAAGCCTTCCGAGGCCATGGGCTTGGACGCCAACGCGGGCGCGCTGTCCGCTGCGGCGGTACAGGCGGTGGATTCCGGCGCCCACGAGCAGATGTGGCAGGCCGAGACGCTTGCCCAGGCGGCAGAGCAGGCCAAGGCCGCTAAGCCGCTGCAAAAACAGGAGCAGGAACCGCAGGCCCAGCCTGACGTGGACCCGCAAACCGGCGAGATTGCAACTGGCATGGCAGCTTGGTCGGATGCCGACCTCGCTGTGGCCTTTCGCGGCGCTCAGTCGCGCGCTGTGCGCCTGCAAATGGCGCAGGAGCTGCAGCGCCGGCGCACGGTGCGCGAGCAGCAGGCGCTGCAGGACGAGCTGGCGGCCGAGCAGCAGGGCATGGCGCCAGGCGCTGATCGCGCCGATTCCGCGTTCGCCCGCTTGACCGAGGACGCCGCACCCGCCGCCGCGCCGCAGGTCAATACGGCGCAAACCCTTTCTGGAAAAGCGCTGACAGCTATCGAAAGCGGAGCGCAGAACGTCACCCCCAGCCCCGCCGCGCCCGCGGCACCCCCCACAGGAGACAGCCTTGCCCGCCAAGCTCAAACCGTCCAAGCAAGCCCGCAACAGCAAGAAGCAGGAAGTCAAACGCCTGCTGGCCGAGCAGCAGCAGGAAAAGCGCAGCCAGTACCTGCAGCCGCGCCGGCTGGAGGAGGCGGTGTACAAGCGCTTGGGCTGACCGCGCCAGCGGCGCAGCCGGAGTTCACCACCGTCAAGACGGTGCGCGGCGACAACGTCACGGTGCGCACGGCGGACCTGGTTGGCAACGCGCCCCGGCTGCGCCAATACACCAAGGACGGGAAGCCCAAGGTGGCGCCAGCCATCCACCGAGACAACCTGGATGCCACGGGCGAGCAGAGGGCGGCCGTCGCTGCCGAGAACGCGGGCAATCCCCTGTTCAACACCGTCACCAGCAAGGACGGCACGCCGTTCGGCAGCCGGGCCGCCGCGCAGCGCGAGGTGAACCGGCTGGGCCTGGCGGGCACCCATGACGTGGTGCCCACGGGCGGCGGCTTCGTCGGGCGGGCGAAGCTGGAGACGGTGCAGGCGCAGCAGAAAGCGGCCCCAAGCGCCGAGGCATCCGCCGCCCCGGCAGTGCCTGGGCAGCCGGCCGTCGCCGTGCCGCGCCAGGCTGAAGCGCCTGCGGTTGCGCCTGAATCTGCACAAGATCCTGCTCCAGCGCTTGCCAATCAAGAGCAAGAAGCTATCAAATCAGGAGCGCCAACAGGCGCCGAAGACCAGCGCTCAACGCACGCTGCCGCAAAGCTCAAGCAGGCACCGAGGAAGCCGGCCCGCGGCGTGCTGGCCAAGCTGGAGGCGGTGCGCCAGGCGCGCGCCGACTACTTCGCGCAGGGCAATATCGTGAAGGGCTACAGCGGCCACGCCCGCGTGGTGGCATACACGCCGCCGGACGGCACGGGCCGCTGGAGCGTGACGGTGCGCGCCGTGGAGAAGCAGGGCGGCGTCTGGGTGGACAAGGCCGGCGAGCGCGAGCGCACGCATGCGACGGAGCCGGGCGCGCACGAGCTCAAGGCAGGACCTGTGCAGCGCGCCGCGAGGCAGGCGGCTGGCCCGATGGTGGACGATCAGCCTGCCGGCGCGAAGGAAGATGCGCAAAAGCCGGCTCCAGCGCTTACCAGTCAAGCGCGAGCAGCTATTAAAACAGAAGCAACCACAAGCGCCGCCGGCAAAAGCGCCGCGCCCGCCGCTGCGCCTGCCTCGCGCACCGCCGAGCGCATCGAGGACTTCGGCGAGGAGCTGCGGGGCGCCCGCAAGATGCTCTACGCCGAGGCGTACGCCGACGGCATGGCCCAGGCGCGCGAGCTGGACGTGCAGGCGCACCCGCTGTCCAAGACCTGGCCCGAGCCCGATTACGGCCGGCTGCTGGAGGGCGGCGCCACGCCGCAGGCCGTGGCCCTGGTGCGCGCGCTGCGCGACGCCGTGCCCACGAAGCCGCAGACCGCCTGGAAGCTCAAGGCCTGGGCGCAGAAAGTGCAGGCGCTGCGCGGCTTCGCAGACGACATCCTGGCCGGCCGCAGCGATGCGGCCGCGGTCACGCGCGAGATGGAGCGCGCCGGCATCCGGGACGTGGCCAATCAGGCCGCGCTGTACGAGGCGGTGGGCCACGAACGGTCGCTGAAGGGCGTGAGTCTGTCGTCCGCCCGGTATTCGATGTACGAGGGCGTGGCCTACGACCCGCCGCGCACCCTGTGGACGGTGGAGCGCCAGGCCAAGGCCAGTCCCTTCGGCCACTGGCCGCGCGAGCTGGCCCGCGGCGACACGCGCGAAGCGGCCATCGCCGCCTTCCAGCAGCGCGCCGAGCAGCTGCTGGCCGAGGAGAGCGCGGCCACGCGCGGCGCCAGCTTCGAGATCTACGGTCGGCGCGCCGGCGGCGCCCGGGCGTTCTTCATCGGCAAGAAGATCGGCAAGAACGTGGCCGAGCTCAAAGGGGACTTCGCCGACCTCAAGGCCGCGCGCCAGTACCTGGCCGGGCACCAGGCGGAGCTGGAGCAGCTGCTGGCCCAGTACAAGGCCGTGCCACCGGTGCGCCGCGCCGAGAACGCGCCGCGCATCGGCCAGGACCACCGCCAGGGCGCGGACGTGACGCCGGCGCAGTTCCAGGAGACCTTCGGGTTCCGCGGCGTGCAGTTCGGCAACTACGTGGAAGGCGCGCGGCGCCAGCAGGACCTGAACCAGGCCTACGACGCCCTCATGGACCTGGCCGGCGTGCTGGACCTGCCACCGCGGGCGCTGTCGCTGGGCGGGCGACTGGGCCTGGCTTTCGGCGCGCGCGGCTCAGGCGGCTTGGACGCAGCCGCGGCGCACTACGAGCGCGGCGAGGTGGTCATCAACCTGACCAAGCGCCTGGGCGCGGGCAGCCTGGCGCACGAGTGGTGGCATGCCCTGGACAACTACTTCTCGCGCCAGCGCGGCGACGCCGGCAGTTTCATGAGCGAGGACGCGCGCCGCGGCGACGGCGTGCGCGAGGAGATGCGCGCGGCCTTCCGCGACGTGATCTCGGCCATCCACCGCACCGGCATGCAAGAGCGCAGCCGCAAGCTGGACGGGCGGCGCACCAAGGAGTACTGGAGCACCAAGCCGGAGATGTCGGCGCGGGCGTTCGAGAGCTACGTGATCGCCAAGCTGCAGGACCAGGGCGCGGGCAACGACTACCTGGCCAACGTGGTGGGTGATGCGGCGTTTGCCCTGGAGGGCGCCTATCCGTACCCGACGGCCGGCGAGCTGCCGCAGATCCGCGCGGCATTTGATGGTTTTTTCCAGACGGTGCAGACCCGGGAAGAGGGCGGGGCAACGGTGCTGTTCCGCCGCGATGGCGACGCATTCGACTTCGATGCCATGCAGCGCATCGTGCTGGGCGGGCAGCAAGGCTACTCCGACGCCGCACGCGCACAAGCCGTCTCCTCGGTGCGCCAGACGGTCGATGCCATCCGTGCCGCCTGGGGCTCGAACGCGCCTGAAGTGGTGGTGGCGTTCGACATGCAGGACCAGGCCGTGCCGGATGCCGCGCGCCGGGCGGACCTGCGCCAGCGCAGCGGCGGGGCCAGCGGAGCGCCCGAGGGCTTCTACTGGCGGGGCAAGGCATACCTGATGGCCTCGCGTCTGAACACGCCGGACGATGCGACGCGCGTGCTGTTCCACGAGGTGCTGGGCCACCATGGCCTGCGAGGCAAGTTCGGCAAGGATCTGGACAGGATCCTGAACCAGGTCGCCACCATGCGCAAAGAGGAGGTGGACGCCAAGATCAAGGATTACGGCTTGCGCGGCGTGAGCAACCTGGACCGGCGCACGGCTGCCGAAGAGGTGCTGGCCGAGATGGCCGAGAAGAACCCCCAGCTGCACTTCGTGCGGCGGGCGGTGGCCGCCATCCGCAACTGGCTGCGCCAGCACGTGCCCGGCTTCAAGAACCTGCGGCTGACGGACAACGACATCATCCAGGCCTATATCCTGCCGGCGCGCGGCTGGGTGGAGCGCGGCGGGCGCCACACTGGCGCAGTGCCCGAAGGGGAAGGGCCGGGCTTCAGCCGCTCAGCATCCGTCCGAGAGGCTTACGAGGCGCGCATTGATGCGCTATATGCCGGCGGTAAACCTAACCCGCATGGCATTCGTGTGCTGGACCGTTCGGACCTGCTGGACCTGCTGGGCATGAGTTCCGGTCCAATCCATCTGGTGGAGAGCAAGGTTGAGCAGGGACGCTTCAACCATGGACTGACGGCAGCAGATTGGAAGAGGGTTCCCGAGTGGTTGGATAACCCGACTGCTGTGTTCGACTCGGAAACGTCGCCCGGACGACTCGTTTTCATCGGGCCGGAACTGGTCCGCGGATCCCCGGTGCGGATGATCATTGATCCCAGGCCTGACGGTAAGGGTGTCAACCTGCTGATCAACGCCTATGACGCCGAACGCAACCCATTCGACCGTTGGGAGCGGGATGGCTTGCTGCGCTACGTGGACGCCAAAAAAACGACCCCTGCTCCCAGGTCGTTCCAGCCACGATTGGCTGGGCTGCCTGAAAAACAGGGGGCGCCCGCGCCTGAAATCTGGAAGCGCGCTGGGGTCCAATTCCCCAGACAGGCTGCCCAACAGGAGCGTCGTAGGATCTTAACGGAAAAGCAGCTTACAGGCTATCGGCGCGCTCAGAATCAGGCGGCCGGGGGCGGCGATAGTGGCGACGTGATGTTCAGCCGCTCGCGCATGGCCGGCCTCAAGGACAGTGCGCTGGCGCAGATCGATGCGGCCCTGACTCACCCGGGCAAGGTCAGCCTGTGGGACAAGACCGTGGGCACCATGCGCCACCTGGCCGAGCGCTCGCCTGCCTTCAAGCCGGTGTTCGAGACGGCGCAGCGCCAGATCGACGACGTGGCGGCGCTCGCCAACGACGCCGCCGACATGGCGCCGCGCCTGCTGCCGCGCGTGGACAGCTGGCGCGACCTGGGCAAGAAGCCCATCCGCGCCGCTGACAACAAAGCCGTGGCCCGGCCGCTGTTCGAGGGCACGCTGACCTGGGGCCGCGACCTGCACGGCAAGGCCGCCCTGGTGGATGACCTGCAGCGCAAGTACGCGAACCTGCCGGCCGACGAGAAGGCGCGCCTGCTACTGGGCGCCGGGCGCCTGGAGCCGGCGGTGCTCAAGATGTGGCAAGGCCTGCCGCTGGCGCAGTACGAGGCGGCCGTCAATGCCCGCTTCGAGAGCAAGGTGCTCAAAGCGGGCGTGGTCTGGGAGCCACGAGAGCTGCAGAGCGTGTTTGGGCTGACCGAGCACCAGGTGGGCCTCTACCAAGAGGCACGGTCGGCCATCGACCGCTCTATCGACACGACGGCTCGCGCCGACATGCTGCGCGCTCTGGGCGAGAGCTACGCCCCGATGCGCGGCGCCGTGCTGGACGCGCCCACCCTCACCGATGCCCTGACGCTGCTGGTGGAGACGCTGGAGCAGGAGGCGCAGGCGCGGCCGGAAGCGCGGGAACACTTGGCGGACCTGATACACGCGCTGCGCCAGCGCTACGACAAGGCCCGCGAGCTGATGGCCCAGGGCTACGCGCCGCTGTCGCGATTCGGCCGCTACACGCTGGACGTGCTGGACGCCCAGGGCGAGCGCCTGTACTTCGGCATGTACGAGACGATGGCGGACTCCAACCGCGCGAAGCTGCAGATGGCCAGCGCCTTCCCCGGCGCAAGGATCAGCCAGGGCACGATGAGCGACCAGGCTTTCAAGCTGTTCGCAGGGGTCACGCCCGAGAGCCTGGAGCTGTTCGGCAACATGCTCGGCCTGGACCCGCAGGGCAGCCAGGCCCAGGACAAGGCGTTCCAGCAGTACCTGCAGCTGACCAAGAACAACCACAGCGCCCTGAAGCGGCTGATCCACCGCAAGGGCATCGCCGGCTACAGCGAGGACGTGGGCCGGGTGCTGGCCAGCTTCGTCTACAGCAACGCGCGCCAGGCGGCCGGTGGGCTGAACGCGGGCACCATGGACGCGGCGATCAACGCGATCCCCAAGGATCAGGGCGAGCTGAAGGACGTGGCCATGGGCCTGCGCTCGTATATCCAGGATCCTCAGGAGGAGGGGCAGGCCGTGCGCGGCTTCCTGTTCGCGCAGTACTTGGGCGGCTCGGCGGCCTCAGCCTTCGTAAACATGACCCAGCCGTTCGCGGTGACGCTGCCTTGGCTGAGCCAATACGGAGGCATGGGGCGTGCCGGCGCGCAGCTGGCACGCGCCCTCAAGGACATGGGCACGCGCGGAATGCAGTACGAGGCCGACCTGGCGCACGCGCTGCAGCAGGCCGAGGATGACGGCGTGGTCAGCCCGCAGGAAATCCACCAGCTCATGGCCCAGGCGCGCGGCGCGGGCACGCTGCGGGTGGGCGACGGCACCCGCGCCGGCGATGCGCGCGCCGCGGCGGCCAACGCCTGGGAGCGCACCAAGGTTGCCTGGGGCCAGCCGTTCGCGCTGGCCGAGCAATTCAACCGCCGCTCGACCTTCATCGCCGCCTATCGGCTGGCCAAGGAGCAGGGGCAGGCCGACCCGGCCAGATTTGCGCGCCGCGCCGTGCTGGAAACGCAGTTTCTCTACTCGAAGGCCAACAAGATGCGCTGGGCGCGCGGAGCCGTGGGTGGCACGCTGATGACCTTCAAGACCTACAGCGTGAGCTACCTGGAGCTGATGCAGCGCATGTGGACGCAGGGCGGGCCCGAGGGCAAGCGGGCCGTGGGCTGGGCTGTGGCCATGCTGCTGCTGATGGGCGGCGCCGGCGGCCTGCCGTTCATGGAGGACGCGGAGGACTTGATCGACGGGGCCGCGCAGCTGATGGGCTACAACGTCAGCGCCAAGCAGTGGCGCAAGCAGCTGCTGTCGGACGTGCTGGGCAAGGAGCTGGCGGACTTCATGGAGCAGGGCGTATCCGGCCTGCCGGGCGCGCCGGTGGACGTGTCGGGTCGCCTGGGCATGGGCAACCTGCTGCCCGGCACCGGCCTGCTGCTGACCAAGCAAAACCGCGAGCGCGACCTGCTGGAGATTGCCGGGCCGGCCGGCGACCTGGTGGCGCGCGGCTTCACCGGCGCGCGCAAGCTGCTTACGGGCGATGCGGCCGGCGCCGCGCTGGAGGTGGCGCCCACGGCAGTGCGCAACGCCGCCAAGGGAGCGGACATGGCTGCCAGCGGCATCTACAAGGACGCCAAGGGCTACAAGGTCATCGACACCACGCTGGACGAGGCCCTGGCCAAGGCTGTTGGATTCCAGCCCAAGAGCGTGGCCGAGGTGCAGGAGGCCAACAGCTTCATGCAGCGCTCCAAGAGCTTCTACACGCAGACCTCTTCGGAGATCAAGGCCCAGTGGGCCCACGCGCTGTTTGAGAAGGATGAGGCGGCGCTGCGGCGCGTGCGTGCGCGGCTGGATGCCTGGAACCAGGACAACCCCGAGCAGCGCATCGTGGTCCGGATGCCGGACGTGTGGAAGCGCGTGCGCGAAATGGGCAAGGACCGCACGCAGCGCATCGCGGAGACGGCGCCCAAGGCGCTGCGTCAGCAGATGCGGGACATGGCGAGGGAGGCGGGGTAGGGCGCCGGGCATAGGGTTCGACTAGGCCGGCCCGGGCCGGAACACTGCAGGCCATCACCCTGCAGGAGCCTCGCATGGCCAACAAGTTCTACCCGAAGGGCGCCGAGAAGATCCTTGGCGGCCAGGTCAATTTCACCACCGGCACCATCGCCGTGGCCATTGTGGCCAGCGGCTACACCTACAGCGACGCGCACGAGTTTCTGTCGGACGCCGGCACGCTGGTCGGCTCGCCAGTCGTGCTGGCCAGCAAGACCGTCACCGGCGGCGTGTTCGATGCCGCCGACCCGGCTTTCGGCGCCCTGGCCCCGGGCGCCACCGCCAAGGCGCTGGTGATGTACCGCGACACCGGCAACCCGGCCACGTCGCCGCTGATCGCCTACCTCGATGAGGTTACGGGCTTTCCCTTCGCCACCAATGGCGGTGATGTGACCGTGCCCTGGTCGGATGGCGCCTTCAAGATCCTGTCGCTGGTGTAACCCCGCATGCAGCGCTTCTCGAACAACGCCAGCGCC